AAAGATCGAGCGTAAAGACGGGGATTTAAAAGTGGATTACGATGGTAAAAACATAGATGTAACTGTTGATAAGACCGCTGACAAAGTAGAGGTGAAAGTCGACTCGCAAGGCGGTCTTTTTAAAATCGTTGGTAATATCGTTAAAAAGATTTTGCTACGTCGATTAAAGTAGTATATTTGCATTGATTTCATAATTCATAGTTTAATTGTTAATGAGAAACCCTTGCTTCGGTAGGGGTTTTTTAGTTTTATAAAAAAATATTTTAAAATAAATGTAACTATATTAAAAAGAATAACGTATATTTGTCAAAACAATTAAATAATTAACTATGAAAAATTACTTTTTAGACTTGTTAGACCAAGTTACTCCAGCGAATGAAGAGCACAAAGAGTTTTTAAGGGTTGTTACGCTCGGTTTAACGCTATTTCTCGGCACGTTTGGTATGTTGGTATCACTTTTAATTTTAATGCCATGAGAACGAAGAAAAAAGCAAATCCAACTTTGATTGAGATTATTGACTATTGGTTAGACCAAAAGAAGAAAAACACTGGGTATATGGATATTGAACTTTATATGCGAGTTTGTCATGCTAAGGCTCGTAATTTAAGGTACAACGAAAACACGAAAACATGGAAGCAAGTTTTTTAATTAAGTTTGGGTTACTGATTTATTTTGTTTGGCACGTTTATAAATTTGAGAAATGAAATATAGATGGATTAGAGAGATAAAGCAAACGTATAAGGATAGAACCTATATAAGTTATGCAGTGAGTATTAATAATGTACATCTTTATAGTTCATCCGTGTTGGAGTATTGTGAAGAGTACGTTTTAAGGTACGCACAAAAACACGGAATAAATTATGAAGATATATTAAGAACTGAAAAACATAAAAGAATTAAATTATGAAAACAGCAGTAGAATGGTTGGCTAATAATCTTAAACAAAATCATGGTATTGATTTGACTTTGTATAGTGAATTTGATCAAGCTAAACAAATGGAGAAAGAGCAAATAACAAAAGCATATAACAGTGCAATTCCTTTTAAATTTGGAGAACAATGGTACAATGAAACCTTTAAATCAGAATAGAATGAAACAGACAGCATTAGAATTTTATGCGGAGCAAGAAGTAAAATTAACTCTTGACTTTTTAGCAAATAAAATTAATCAAGTAGAGTATGGTATCAAAAGAGTAAAGTTACTTCAACAAGCCAAAGAAATGGAGAAGGAGCAGATAATTGATGCACATGAAGAAGGATTTTATAGTCCGCCTTTTAGAATGAGTAGAAGAAAAGAAGCAGAACAATACTACAACGAAACCTTTAAATCAGAAGAATGAAAGCAAAAGAAGTTACAGCAGTATTTGAGTGGACAAACGAAGCAAATTTATTAGAACAACTTATACGTTTAAAAGAATTACTTTTGAAAGGTAAGGAGTATCATGAGGATGTTTATAATAGAATGAATCTTCAATTCATGCAGAAATACGAACGTACTCGAAGCTTTAAAATAATAAGTGATAAAGAAATAATAGTTAAATCAAACGTATGACACCGAAACAATTTGCAATAGAGTTAGTAGACAAGTTTTACATTGGACTTGAAATAAAAGATTATAAGAAAGCGAGAAACTGCGCTATCTTTACTTGCCACCAGCGTATTCAGGAAACGCTTACATTAACACGAATTAAGTTTTTAAAAGAAGTTATAACAGAAATAGAAAAGCTATGACGGCAAAAGAAAAAGCATTTGAATTAGTTGATACTTATAAATTTGTGTTATGGTCTGAAGATACACAATGCGGTGAGGAAATACTTTGTACTGGAATAGCGAAACGGTGTGCATTGATTGCAGTAGATGAAATGATTGATATTAGAAACGGTTTATATATTAACGAGGGCAGTATTGCTCATCAATGGCTCCTGGATGTTAAACACGAAATTGAAAAGCTATGAGAGTTCTTATATTGTACAACCCTAAGCAAAAGATTGACTATCGTAAAATAAAGCGGTGGAAGATTCGTGTTAATATATCAAATAATTTTTATAAGAATTTTGAAGAAGATTAGAAAATAATTTATATATTTGCATACGGACTCCTTCGACATTATAAGTCCTAACGGTATTATTACCCTTGTTTTTGAAGTAGAGGTCGAAGGCTACGGATAAAGCGAGGGTTTTTTTATTGATAAAATTTTTAGGTATGGATGATTATATTAAAATTGATTGCAAATTTAGAGAAGGTGATAAAGCATTTTTTTCTATAGGCACAAAATTCGGCATTGAAATAATTGAAGATAATGTTTCAAGTTCAATCATTTTAGATAAAGAAGATATTGAAAAAATACTTCCATTAATGTTAGCATATTATTACAAATTAAATATATATGAGCGGTTGGATTAAACTTCATAGAAAGATAACGGAAAACCCGTTATACTTTTCAGAGCCATTTAACAGGTCAATGGCTTGGATTGATATGATATTAATTGCTAACCATTCAGATAATTATTTCTTTAAACGTGGTATTCGTGTTGAAGTAAAAGTAGGTCAAATAGGCTATGATTTAGATACTTTGGGTAAACGTTGGCAATGGTCAAGAGGTAAAGTAGAAAGGTTTATGCAAATGCTTGAAAATGATAAACAAATAGTAAGGCAAAAAACAAACGTAACTACCTTAATATCAATAGTTAACTACAAAGAATATCAATGCGATAGTAAAGCAGATAGTAAACCAAATAGAAAACCAAATAATAAAGCAGACGGAAACAAACAAGAATTAAAAGAATTAAAAGAAGAAATATATATACCTGAATTTTCTGAATTTTTAGATTATGCAGTTAGTCAAGTTAAGTTCATAAACAAAGAAGATGTTAGACTTAAATACGAATCATGGAAAGTTAATGACTGGAGTGTTACAGTTAACAATAAAACACGTAAAATTGTAAATTGGAAAAGCACTTTATTAAATACACTTCCGTATTTACGTAAAGACGAATCAAAAAGTTACACACCTAACATAATTCACGAATAATGTATAAGAGACTTCAAGAAGTATCCAGCGAATTGTTTGAGATACGCAACGAATTAAACGTAAAAGGAAAGTCAATCGGTTGGGATTGGGATTTATTACCATACACAATTAAAGAAGGTTGCACAACTTACATAGGTGCTGCTCCTGCAAGTGGTAAAACTGAACTTTGGTTTGAGTTCTTAATTAACCTTTCGTGTTTGTATGAATGGAATCATGTTATATTTTCTCCTGAAACTGGAAGTGCTGCCGAAATTTACGCTGAACTTTGTTATAAGTATATCGGTAAGCCTTACCATAAAAACGAATTTACTATGAGTCAATCGGAACAAATACAAGCAGAACTTTTTGTTAATGAACATTTTATTGTAATTGACCCAATAGATGAAGATTTAACGCTTGAAAAGTTTTATGATTTAGTAGATGAGATTGAACGAAAACACGAAATAACAATTCACACTACAACTATTGACCCTTGGAACGAACTAACTGAAAACTTTATACATTCTGACTTAGGACGTGAGGATAAATACCTTAGTAGAATTTTAGGAATGGCACGAAGAAACGCAAGAAAGACGAACCGACATAATTGCATAATCAATCACGTAAGAGACCAAGCACCGATAACAAAAGACGGACACACTTTTTATCCTATGCCAACAGCTCGAGACTTTGCTGGTGGTCAAGTATGGTTTAGAAAAGGTTTGAGCGTTTTAATACCTTGGAGACCACCAACTGGTTTAACAGATAACGACGGAAACACGTATGAATCTAACGAGGTGCATTTAAAAGTTGCAAAGAGTAAACCTAAAGGCGTATCAAAAAACGGAACATACAAATTATATTTAGATACTCAAAAATATCAATATTACATGATTGATGCTTTTGGACGTAAGATTTACGCACAGCGCAACCCGTTACAATCTGTAACCGTTTCAAATAGTTTTCCAGCCAAACAACTACCTTTGATTAAACCTGATATAGTAAACGGAAAAGAATTACTTTCGTTTAGTGAAAAGTTAAAACAAAATCCTTTTTGAATATGAAAGTAACGGATAAAATACAAATAACGAATGAAGATAACATGGAGCTAATGGCACGTTATCCTGATAACTATTTTGATTTAGCAATAGTTGACCCACCTTATGGTATAGGAGATTTTAGAAATACAAAATCAAAAAAACATCATAAAAAAATAGATTGGAATAATGAAATACCAAAAAAAGAATATTTTGATGAATTAAAAAGAGTTAGTAAAAATCAAATAATTTGGGGAGTTAACTACTATTCAAAATATATTGATAGTGTTGGTAGAATAGTACACGATAAAACTGGAGGAGGTAAAAGAAAATCACCAGATGGTTTATCAGATTGCGATATTGCTTCACATAGTTTTGGAGTCAATATGAAAATATTTCATTACACAAGTATAGGAAATGTAATAGGTAATGTTATTGATTGGGAAAATAATTTAAGATGGCATCCTTGTCAGAAACCTATTGCTCTTTACAAATGGATATTAGATAAATACGCAAAGCAAAGTGATAAAATACTTGATACCCACTTAGGCAGCGGCTCAATAGCAATAGCGTGCCATGATTACGGCTTTGACTTGACAGCCTGTGAATTAGATTTAGAATATTATGAAAAAGCGGTTGAACGAATTAAAAACCATACTAATCAATTAAAACTATTTTAGTAAATTATAACAAGCGAAAACACGAATAAATGAACGAACTGACAATTATAACCGGCAAAGTAAACTTAGACACTACTTATTTAAAGATTAAACTAAGCCTTGAGGAAATAAAAGAACGTGCTTCTAATAGATATGATTTAATACATTCAATGGAACGTAGCTTAGCAGACTTACAACAAGTAAAAATTAGCTACGATGCTATGGAAAAGGAACTAAGAGCAGCGCTGCAACAAAATTTTAGACTTGAAAAACTATTGATGGAGGAGAAATTCAAAGTAAAGGATTTACAAACACAATTAAATTTTAAAGATGCCACGCTGTAAACATTGCAAAGAGAAGTTTGAGCCTGTTAAATTTAATCAAAAGTATTGTTTAGAATCTGAGTGTGTTCGTGTTTGGGTAGAATCCGAAAAGGCGAAACAATGGAAAGTTAAAAAGCAGAAAATGAAACAAGACTTAGAAACTATCCAAGACTTTTTAAATATGACACAAGTTGTATTTAATCG